CCATTACACTCACGTTGCTCCGTGGTTGACTTCAAAATTTCCAAGGACGATCTACCTAGACTTGCAGTTCAATTTTTTAAAAGAACAGTGGGAATACTCTCTAAGGAAGGGGTAGAATATGATAAAGCTGTTGTTGCTGAGCTTATTAATAAGCATGTGCCTGATTGGCGTCGTGTCCTTAATGAACTACAAAGATACTCAGTAAACGGTAAGATTGATTCAGGTATCTTTGTTAACTTAGCAGATGAGAACCTTAAGACTCTCATCGGCTATATCAAAGCAAAGAACTTTGGGGAGATGCGTAAATGGATAGGTGAAAACTCCGATACGGATTCTACACAATTGTTTAGGAAGTTCTATGATCAAGCTTATAATTATGTTAAACCAGCTAGTATTCCAGAGCTTGTTGTATTGATTGCAAAGTATCAATATCAAGCTGCTTTTGTGGCCGATCCTGAAATCAATCTTGCTGCTTTTTTAACAGAAGTCATGGTATCTTTGGAGTTTCTATGAACCCTTTTGATTATGTAAATGCTATTAATATCAATAAACAGGATTTGATCAGAAATAGTGAAAATCCTACTTTAGCTGAAAAAGATTACAGCCCGTTCCTAGTGAATCGGGCTCTTTCTTATTTTGTTGATACTGTTCTCTATGCCAATGAGATAAATCGCGCAAACCACATAGATTCTATAATGCAAAATGATTATTACCTAAATAGTATACGGGTTTCTAAGAGATTTTCAAAATGGGCTAAGCCTATTGAGAGCTCTGATATAGAAATTATTAAAGAATATTATAAGGTAAACAACAAGAGGGCTCTTGAAATTAGCAGTGTGCTGACTAGGGAGCAGATTGACCATATAAAAATAAGAATAATAAAAGGTGGTAATAATCATGTTCAACATAAATCAGCTGGTGGAAGTGAGACTTAGAAATGCTGAGGACTTCCTTAAGGTTAGAGAAACATTATCAAGAATTGGCCTAGCTTCTAAGAAAGAAAATACTTTATATCAATCCTGTCATATTTTACACAAACAGGGCAAATATTATATTGTCCATTTTAAAGAATTGTTCTTGTTAGACGGTAAAGAATCTTCATTGATTGAAGGTGATGTAGCTCGAAGAAATAGAATTATACATCTTCTTGATGAGTGGGAATTGATAGAAATAGTAGATTATAAAAAAGTAGAAGATCCTATTGCCCCTCTAAATCAAATAAAAATAATTCCATTTAAAGAAAAAAATCAGTGGAATTTAGTGACCAAATATACAATAGGTTCCAAATACTAAGTCATTGAAATCATTAGATTTTTTAACCCATTGAAATCATTAGGTTTTTTTAAAAATTAACCCATTGAAAACATTAGATAATTTTTCTGTTGATTTTTTATTAAAAAAATGATATTATATTAATATGATGAAGAAAGCAATCAAGAACATATACGCAAAAGAACTTGCAGAACGCAAGTATCAGCCGCGCATTATTAGATCACGTAAGGGCAAGGGTTCTTACGATCGTAAACGTTTGGAGAAACGTCATGCGTAAGTTTATTTTAGGATTAGTTGCATCTGCAGCATTGATTACATCAGCACAAGCTGATGGATGGAACCATCGTCATGGTCAGGGATTTGCAGGTGTTCCTCCTCGCCATCATCATGGTGGTGGAGATGCAGGTGCTGCTTTATTTGGAGGCCTTGTTGGTGGATTGATCATTGGTGGAATGATTAATAACATGAATCAACCTAGATATTATGGTAATACCTATTATCAGGAATATTATGAACCAACATGTCGTCAAGTAATCGTTAACCGTTATTGGGATGGTTGGCGTTGGGTAGGCCGAGTTGCGACAATTTGTGATTAATTGTTGATTTTATTAAAAGACTATCCTATTATAATTAAGTAAGTGCAATTTAAAATGGAGAGGTGAAATGGCACATGAGATTGAGACGATGGCTTATGCAGGTGAAGTGCCTTGGCATGGGCTTGGAATACAAGTTATTGATGATCTGACCCCTGCACAGATGCTTGATAAAGCAGGATTGAATTGGACTGTTGATAAAATTCCAACATACATTGATTATAATGATCAAAAGATCCCAACAGAAGATTCGGCTCTTGTTCGTTCTTCAGATGGAAAGATTCTTTCTGTAGTTTCTGGAGAATGGAATCCAGTTCAGAATCATGAAGCTTTTGAATTCTTCCATGATTTTGTTATGCAAGGTAATATGAAGATGCATACAGCCGGTTCCATCCGTGAAGGTAAGAATGTTTGGGCTCTTGCAAAAGTAAATGAGTCTTTTGAGATTCTTGGTGGAGACAAAGTTGACAGCTATCTTCTCTTTTCTAATCCTCACGAGTATGGCAAGTGTATTGATATTAGGTTTACTCCGATTCGTGTGGTATGTAATAACACACTTACCTTGGCTCTGGGTTCTACTAGCGATATGGTTGTACGTCTCAATCACCGTAGGGTTTTCGACGCTGATATGGTTAAACGCACACTCGGCATTGCCCATAATAAAATGACGACCTATAAAGAAGCTGCAGAGTTTCTTTCTACAAAACGTTATAATGAAGATTCACTGCATAACTATTTGAATGAAATCTTCCCTTCCCTTTCTAAGTCAAATAAAGAAGTGATGTCACGACCAGCTGAGCAAATTCTTTCAGTTGTTGAGACACAGCCTGGTGCTGACTTTGCACCTGGTTCATGGTGGAATGCTTTTAATGCAGTGACCTTTACCACGGATCATCTTCTTGGTCATACCAATGAATCTCGTTTGCAGTCTGCCTGGTATGGTCAAAACCGTCAACGTAAAGTAACAGCTTTGAATAAGGCAATTGAATATGCGGAGGCGGCGTAAGCCGTCTCCACTACTAACAAGAGAGTATTGTTCATGAGTGAAGATAATTTTAAAGTAAAAGTTACAATGAAAGTAGAATCATCTGGCCATCATGATTCTAATTTTCCTGATAAAGTTGGGATTCTTGAATTTGATGCGACAGACGTTCATTACGAAGTAGTATTAGATCAATTCAAAACATTCTTGACAATGATGGATTATGTTATTGACCCATTTGATAATCTTAAATTGGTCAAAGAAAATGGTTGATGATCCAGATAATGATCTTAAATCAGCATATGCAGATACACTTGTTTTCATTAACGAGATGTTGAATAATTATGATGCAATTGTTGTTGGGGCAGCAATGCTTTCTCTGACATTATCATTATACAAAACAGTATTACCTGAATCTGATTTTGATTTAATGATTGATGCTGTAGCAGAGTCTAAAGATAGTGTTAGCCCCTTTATGCCCCCTAAGGAGATGATGCAATGAGTAATGGACCAAATAAAGATGAAGTGATGCAGTATATTAACCGCATCGAAAAACTTGAAGAAGAAAAGAAAGCTACCTCAGAAGACATTAAGAGTGTCTATCTAGAAGTAAAGTCAACAGGATATGATCCCAAGATTATTCGTAAGTTGGTTTCAATTCGTCGTAGGACTAAAGAAGAACGTCAAGAAGAAGAAGCACTTCTTGAACTCTATATGTCAGCAATTGGAATGGAATAATGAACAAACGCAGACTCTTAACTAATCGTGAAGGTCCTCCTGGGTCTATGACTCAGTATCTTGTTGATGTACTAATTCGCATTAAACAAGAGTCAAATGATGATTTTGTCCGAGCAATGGCACATCAGGCTATCTTGAAAGTTAATGAAGGTAATCCGCTTGAAGATGCTGTATATACAATAGCATCAAAAGAATTATTAGTTGAGTCTGAATTGTATCTTATGTTGGCTAAACAAGCTGTTGCTGATGCTGAAAGGATTCTTGGTGATGGGAACGGTTCTAGAGTTTAAAAAGAATAATGTAACAAAACCAGTAATTTCTATTCCTGCATCATTCTGGGATAGATTTAAAGACATTCTTCGTATGTACTATTCGGAGAATGATGTGCATCTAATTGTTGCAGCAATTATGGATAAAGATTGTTACGAACGTACTAATGATGATATTCGTAAAGCAGCTGACATTTATTACAAATTTGCACCGGCAAAATGACTTGGCTTATTGTATTTCTTATGTTTTGTAGTTTCGGTCTTGGCGTATGTTGGAACATTATTTGGACTAACATGAAAGCTTTAGATGAAATGGTGAAACGTCATAAACAAGAAGAAGAAATGTTCATTGCAAAATTTAAACAAGGACTAGATAATATAACTAAAGATCATGTTGAAAATCAAAGTAAAAACATTGACAAACTTAAAGCTTCTATAAAAAAATAAGAGTTGATTTTTTTCTCATAATATCTTATTATTATAATATGAAGAAAGGAAAGAACATGACAAAAGAAACAAAAATTGAAATTGCATTGTACTTGTTGCAGTTTTTTACTGGTATGATTTTCGGTATTATATTAGCAGAGATGGTCACTAGGTGATTTATGAATAATAAAGTATTTGTATTTGATATCGACGGTACTTTGAGTGATCTTGAACACCGTCTACCTTACATCCGCAAATCACCAAAAGATTGGACAACTTTTAAAGCTCTGATTCCTTTTGATAAACCTCATGAAGATATCATCTGGCTTACACAGTGTTTTAAAAGTTATGGTTCTGTGATTCTCTGCTCAGCACGAGATGAAACAAATCGTAAAGAAACTATTGATTGGCTTGCTTTTCATAATGTATATTATGATGATCTTTTTATGAGAAAAGCAAATGATTATCGCGATGATGGATTAATTAAAAAAGAATTGCTTGAACAAATCAAAACTGAATGGGGAAACCCTTTTATGTGGTTTGATGATCGTAGTAGAGTAGTTGATTCAATTCGTGATGAAGGTATTAGAGTTCTTCAGGTTGCCCCTGGTAATTTTTAATAGGAGTTATAATGGCACATCCTCATAAAAATAGACCTCGTAAAGGTCGTCGTAAAGTAGGTTCAAAGAAACGCAAAGCTCGTAATAATCGCAAGAAGAAGTAATGCAAGATTCAGAACCCTTTCCCCTAATCAGTGACACTATTAAAAGTCTCAGAATCAAATTAGCTGAAGCTGAATGGGAAAAGGATGAAGAGAATGCTAAAAAATTACGTGAAGAAATTACCGAATGGCTATATACAATATCATTAGGTGAAAAATATCACGTTCCTTTTTAGGACGGGTAGCTTAAAGGTGAAGCCGGCCGCTCATAACGGTCATAGTGTAGGTTCGAGTCCTACCCTGTCCACCATAAAATAAAATTAGCCATCGAGAAATCGGTGGCTTTTTTTATTGATTCATGATAATATATAATATACGCAACAAGAGGAGGCTTCAATGTCGGTTTATCCAGGTCAGTATAAGTACATCGTGGAATTTGAAAAGACTCTATCTAAAGGTGTTTTAAATGGTCTTACAGTTATAGATAAGATTCACTTTACTACCGAAAAAGAAGCCAAGTCTTGGATTGATGCAGTCTCTAAGTTAAATAGAGATGGTAAGTATTCAAACTTTAAAGTGAGGGCCGCGTGATGAGGTTTTTACATATTTGGACTATTGTAATTTTAGTTAGCGTTGTAGTTGCTGCAATTGCTAGCGTTATCGAAGGCAACTGGGGTGAGCTGGGTATGTGCATTACAGCTTTCGGTGGCTGGATGATTGTAGCAAAATATGAACAGATGGAAAGAAAAGCAAATGAAACTATTTCTGGTTGATGCTGTTTCTTCTTATCGCACATCATATGTTGTTCGTTGTAAGAACGAAGAAGATGCTAAAGATGCAGTAACTATGGAGGAAGCAAAAGAGTTTAGCCAAGAATGGCTTGGTGAGACTATTTCTCGTGTTACTGAGATTACAGAAGATGATTATCTAGTTCTTTTTGATAAAGAGAATGATTATCTAAAAGAATGGGATATTGAGAAAAAGAAATCCCTGATTTCCACCGTCAATTATATCGTTGCATCTGACGAAGAAAAACCAGGGATTGATATGATGTCCAGACCAGGTAATCTCTGATTACTTGCTCATATAGGCATTAGCACCAAAGAATGTAGCAACAACACCAGCTTGTGCAATATAGAACATCTGAAGAAGATTATCTAATGCAGTAAGCCTTTCGTTTGTTACAAATGGTAAGAATAAGAAGAATGTAAAGAGGACCATACTTCCCATGGCTACCCATGCCATCATGCGAAGTTGGTCTTCTTTTTTGTCTTTATTCTCAGCTTCCATCATATGCTCGGCTTTTGACATTTCTTCATCAGTAACCATACCGTCACCATCAACATCAAACTGATTATATTTTGAACCTTTTTCTAATGTCTTGGTGGCCATTGTTATGCTCCGTTATCGCTGTTACCGTAGAAGAATCCAATGATGGTAGCAACAGCTGTACCAAGCAAGAATCCAAGAATAATGTTAGCGAAATCTCTTCCGCCTTCTGGTAGGTGTATAAATGTTACACAGAAAAAATATACTGTAGAACTAAGAGCCCAGAACCAAGAATACCAGTAAATAAAGTGTTTAGCAGTCTCATCACCACTCTTTACTAATTCAGTGTGAATTGAGCGGGCTTCAGCTACATCTTTTGCAGAAAGATCATCTAATTTAGCCATTATAATATCTCCATCAATTAAATTCATCAAATTTTCACATTAAAAATTATAAATATTACGGAGGTATTTATGGTTAGATATATTTTTGCATGTTTTTTAATGATAACATCTGCCTCAGCTTCGGAGATGGTATTTAAATTCAATAATCCTTCGTTTTCGGGTGAAGGATGGTCTTCTCATGTTCTTACAATTGAGAACCAAGAGTATACTCGTAAGATGAAGATTTATGAAGATAAAAAAGCTGCAGAAGCAAAAGCTGCGGCAGATGCTAAAAATACTAATCTAGCTAAGTTTCTTAATAACTTAGAAAGTAGAATATACGCTACTATATCTCAAAAGGTTGCTGAGCAGTTATTTTCAGACCAAGGGTTGACAACTGGTACTTTTGATGTTGCTGGTTCAAATATATTCTGGGAATCTACTGCAGACGGTATTCATTTAATAATAACTGATTCAGGTGGATTGACAACAGATATAACTGTTCCTTTGGGAAGTCTTGCAATATGAAATACATTATAATTTTAGCATCTCTTTTATTAGTAGGGTGTAATTCTGTTCCTAAAGATTATAGAGACGAATTAAAAACAGAACAACCAACACCAATTTATAAGAAAAGACAAAACGATTTAGTTAATTTAATACCACCAGCAGGTGATCAGATACCAGTTGCTGTTTACAAGTTTGGTGATTTGACAGGACAAAGAAAACCTAATGATCGCTTTGCTGATCTCAGCACAGCAGTATCACAAGGTTCAGAAGTATTCATGATTAAGGCATTGCAAGATGCTGGAGGTGGGACTTGGTTTAAAGTTGTTGAGAGAGTCAACTTAGATAATCTAGTTAAAGAGAGACAACTTATAAAAAGTCAAAGAGAAGTATACGAAGGTAAAGAAGCAAAACCACTACAGCCTCTAATCGTTGCAGGTATTATGATTGAGGGTGGAGTGGTAGGATATGATAGTAATGTTTCATCTGGAGGGGCTGGTGCACGTTTATTAGGAATAGGTGCATCACAACAATACCGTAAAGATGAAGTGACCGTTGTATTGAGATTAGTTTCCATTAATACAGGTGAGATATTATTATCAACAGGAGTATCTAAGACTATTCTTAGCACAGGTACTAATGGAAATTTGTTAAAGTTTGTAGACCAGAATACTACTACAGTTGA